CAGGTTGTGGCTCCGGTCGTTTCCGGTGTGGACATGGACTTTACCCAGTTCACCCGAGAAATCCTGTCTCTGTACACGGGCACGACTGGTGGCAACGCTGCTGGCTCGTTCCAGGTGGAAGGGTCTTCGGATGGTGGCACGACCAAGACGTCTCTCCTGATCGTCTGGGAAGACGGTACCGAGCGTGTCGCGCTGTACGCGCCTAACGTGTCCTGGACGGGTCGAGACAATATCGACACCGACTCGATTGAGGACGCTATCGCGGTTCCGGTTCACGCTGGGTTCCTGGACTCGACGACCCTGACCGGTCCGAACGGGAAGCCGCTTCGCTACACCTGGATCTCGCCGGACCTGTTCCCGAGTTCCTGATATACAATGACTAGTTCCGCCGTAATGGTCCAGGGCTGGTCTTCATGTTCGGCCCGGACAGGGAGTCATGGCCCTGTCCGGGTTTCCATGACCGACAAATAGGAGAATCATGACTGGCATTGCTTACACCGCGCTGCTCGAAGAGGCCGAGCGCGAATATCCTTCGTTCCCGATTCAGTTTCCGGATGGCACCGAAATCCGCCTCCGTTCGAGCCTGGATCTGAACGACGAAGAGACCCAGGAACTTTCTGAAATCCAGGCCAAGCTTTCGGAGCTTGACGAGTCCTCGAATGTCTCTGCTCTCCGGGCCGAGTTCGTCCGGGCCTTGGTCCTTGTCTCGGACAATCCCGAGGCGGCTCAGGCCAAGCTGGGTGAGGCTCCGCTGAAGGTGCTTGTCGTCCTGTTCAAGAAATACAGTGAAGGACTGGGCGGAGCCGCCAAAAGTGAAGGGTCTAGCCCGGATCCTAGCTGAGCATGAACCGGCTTTGACTGCTGACTTCCAACGGGAATACGGGCTCCGGCTTGTCGAGGCAATCCGGACCCGGACCCTAGCCGAGATCGAAGACTTGATCGTATGGCTCCCCAAAGAGTCCGCGTTCAGGGCATCGTTCTCGCCGGGGGATTCTGCACAGAATTGGTCCTGGTCTGACTCCGAAGAACTCTTGCTACTTCTCGCCAATATGGTGTCGGTACAGACTCACGTGGTCCAGCAAGTCAATTCCCCAAAGAAATTGCCGAAACCGGATCTGATTCAGAGCCCACGAACACAAGGCCAGAAGCCTTCCCGAGCCGACGCGGATAACCAGGCTAGGGCGATGCTTGCCGCGATTAAGCGGAGAAAGGCTATGTAATGGCGATCGTGGGTGTGGCTTCGGTCAAGGTCACGCCGGACCTGAGCGAGTTCCGGCGTGACCTGAAAAAGGGTCTAGAAGCTATCCAGACAGACTTTACGGTTAATGTCCAGGCCAACACGGACAAGGCTAAGGCCACGATTGAGCGGTTCATCGCTTCTCAGTCGGGCAAGGACATCAATAAGAGCCTAGACGTGAACACAGGCAAGGCTCGAAAAGAACTTGCTGAGTTCCGAGCCAGCCTCGACTTTAACGCTGCGCTAGCCAAGGTCCGGACCGGGTTGACGTCCGTAACCAAGGCGGGGCTTGGATTCGCCAAAGTGTCGGCCCTGTTCACGGCTGTACAGCTCGCTGCGGGTACACTCGGCCCTCTCCTGACTCAGGCTGCGGGTGCGGCTGCTCTCTTGCCTGGAGCTTTGCTGATCGCGGCTTCGGCAATGGCGGCAATCAAACTAGGTGCGGACGGAGCCAAGCGCGCGTTCGAAGGCTTGACTCCCACGATCAATAACTTGAAAGCGGCTGTATCCAAGTCGTTCGAGCTTGCCCTGATCCCAGCCGTGAACAATTTGAAGCGGACCCTTCCGCAATTGACAACGGGGTTCCAGCAAATCGTCACGGCCATGGGCGGGTTCGTGACCAAGGCTACGGGACTTCTCAGCACTGCGAACGGGATCAAATCTCTTCAGACGATCCTGGTCAGCACGAGCAAGACGATCAGCAATATCGGATCGTTCTTGGCTCCGGTTATCGCTGGGTTTGTCAACATCGGGGCCGTTGCGGGTCCAATCATCGCCCAGCTTACTTCCGGTATCGGCGCGGCCGGGCAAGCATTCTTGAAGTTTACTCAGAGTGCTGAAGGCATTGCCAAGATCCAGGAAGTCATCACTAACGCGATCAACGCTATCCGGCAGATTGGTCAAATCCTGGGTCAGGTCTTCGGGATTGTCGGGAAGATCTTCTCCGGACTGGCTTCGGGCGGAGCCTCGCTCGGCTCCACATTGCTCCCGATCCTGACCTCGATTAACGACGCTCTCGGCTCGGCCGGGATGCTGAACGCGCTCGGCCAGATCGGAACTGCACTCCGGACTGTCGGAACGGTGGTCGGTGCGACTCTCGGCCCTGTCGTCAAGACGGTTCTTCCGCTTCTGGGTCAGGCTTTGCAGGCAGCGACTCCGGGTTTGGCTGCTCTCGTTAACGGGTTGGGTCAGCTGATCCAGGGTGTTGCTCCGGCATTGCCCGCGATTGGACAGCTCGCGTCCGCGCTCGGCCAAGGTTTGGGTGCGGTCGCTTCCGCGCTCGGTCCGGTCCTGGGCAAGCTCGCGGAAGTCTTGGCGGGAACTTTGGCCGAGGCGATTCCTCCGCTAGTTCCGGTCCTGATCCAATTGGTCCAGGCTTTCGGCAGGATCCTGACGGCGGTTGTTCCACTGATTGGCCCGATCGTGGCTCTCGTCTCGGCCGCACTTCAGCCGGTATTGGCTGTGATCACGGCTTTGCTGCCACCGTTCGAGACCTTGATGAACTCGATCCTGACCGCGATTCAGCCGCTGATTCCGCCATTGACGGCTGCGTTCCAGCAACTAGGTCTGGCTCTGGCTCCGTTGGCTACGGCTATCGGAAATGCGCTGGTCCAGGTGTTCCAGGCCCTAGCCCCGATCCTGCCCTCGCTGGTTCAGGTTGTGATTAGTCTGGTCCAGGCGTTTATCCCGCTGATCCCGGTGATCACTTCGACGATTCAAGTCGTGACTCCGATCATTGCATTGTTTGCTCAGATCGCGGCTGCCCTTATCAATTTCCAGCTGCAAGCTTTGAAGCCGTTGATTGATTTGTTTGGGCAGGGATCTAAGGCTATCGGTCAAGCAATGACGGATGCCAACTCTGTGATCCAGCGAGTAGTGAGCGCGATAACCGGTCTGTTCTCAGGACTGGTCGGCCGAGTTTCGTCCGCATGGAGTTCCATCACAAGCAATATCTCCGGTGCGGTAAGCAATGCCCGGGAAGCTGTTGTGTCCGGGTTCAACGCGGTTGTGTCCTTTATTGGGAGCATCCCCGGCCGAATCTTGGGTGCGCTCGGTAACGTAGGCGATATCCTGATCAGAGCCGGTCAGAGTATTATCGACGGGTTCCTGAGTGGTCTTAAATCCGCTTGGTCGTCCGTGACTGACTTTGTCTCGGGAATCGCCGGGTGGATCGCGGACCACAAGGGTCCACTAACCGTTGACGCTCGGTTGCTGATCCCGGCAGGCAATGCCATCATGGGCGGTCTCCTAGGCGGTCTTCAGGACGGGTTTAAGCCCGTTCAGACGTTCGTGGACAGCATGGCCGAGAAGATCCAGGGTAGCTTTGCCGGAACCGGTACAAACCTGTCTACGAACCTATCAGGGGCTCTTACGGGCACAGTCCAGGCGGCGGCCGAGATCCAGCAAGCCCCGATCAACATTACCGTTCAGGGCGACAAGGACGGGCTCGCCGACTTCATTAACGTTCAGGTTGATGAGTCGAACCGGAATACACGTCGATTCGTACTCGCCAGGAAGGGTGTGACTACGTAATGGCTCTGACCCTGACTAGCGCGTACAACGATGATATCGGCCGGGTTCAGATCACCATTTCGGGTGCTAATACGGATGCGGACTACGCCAAGGTCGAGCACTCGCTTGACCAGATCACGTGGAAGTCGATTCGTGGTGGGGACACGGTAACCCTGATTGCCGGTGCCGGACACGTAGATCATTACGATGGTTTCGTGTTTGGTGTCACGAACTATTACCGTGTCTCTACCTTCGATTCAGCTCTGGTCCAGCCGGTAGCGTCGGGTGCGTATACAACGGCGAACAACGCCACGATCGCGCCTCCGTTACCGGCCGGTCTGGTTGCAGGTCACATGATGATCGCTTACGTCACGCACCGGAACACAGCCGCGACGTGCAATACCCCGACGGGTTGGACCGCCGTGGCGGGTGGTGACTCGCACATGAAGGTGTTCTACCGGGTATATGTTCCTGGCGATACAGCCCCGTCATGCACCTTCTCCGGTGGCTCGGCGGGAGACTCGTGTTCCGGGTTCATCTCGGCCTACTCGAACGCTAAGGCACCGGTTCAGGGCGCGTTCCAGGTCAATGGTTCGGCTCAGGACGTTGCCTATCCCGGCGCGGCAGTGACCACACCGAACCCGGTTTGGCTTCTGCACGAATGGAAACAACAGACCGGTACCGGAGCTTCGTTGCCTGCTGGGTTCGGTGATCCCAAGGGTGGGTTCAACACGGCCGGTGCCAACCCGGAGTCAAACATTACTTGGCGAACCGCGTCCGAAGCGGATATCCGGACTGTCACGGCTAGTTCCAATTCGTGGCAGGGTGGCTCGGCCGCGATCTCTAAGGCTCGGTTGTTGGTCCTTACGGTTCGGGATGCGCTGGACTCTGGGACTACAAACTTGGCTCCGGTTCTGCCCTCCGCCAATACCAATCCGTATTGGCTGAAAAACCCGAACCGGCCAGGCCAGAACGTCCGGGTTGAGATTATGGACCTGATCCCGACAACCCGGGATGGACGAACCGGGGTGTTTCAGATCCTGGGCCGGTCGTTCCCGGTTGTTGTTTCGGATCTGATGACGTCTCGATCTTTCAGTCTTGTGATCGATGCCCCGAGCAAATCCGTGGCAAAGGATCTTGAAGGTCGGTTCGCTATCGGCAATCCCATGTATCTCCAGCCCCCGTCCGGCACTGACGATGTCGACGCTATCTACTTCGTGACGACACAGTGCAAGGTTGAACAAGACGAGAAACAGTCTCTGGGTTGGACCGTAACGGTTGACGCTATCGAATGTGCCATGCCTAATCCGGCTGTGTACGGCGATACCTATACCTGGTCTGATGTGATCGCCAATTACGCAACTTGGTCTGATGTGATCGCGGCCAATGCAACTTGGTCTGATGTGATCGACAAGGTTTCCACCACAGTCATTGTTGTACCCTAACGGGAGGTAAGCGGTATGCGGCCAGTATCGGACGCTTTTCTGAACACGGTTCGTGGTCCCCATACCGCTATCTTCCGGGCTCGTCTTGTTTCACCCTGGGCGACCGGGGTAAATCCGACCGAGATCGCATTCTTCGGGATCAACTCGGGTGATGTCACGTTCGATACCGGCTCCGATGTGAATAGCACGGTAGATCTCACCACAGACCTGGATTGGGATTACGGTCTGGCCCCGTACGGGACTGAGATGTTCATCGAACGTGGCGTTGAATACGGGAACGGGATCCAGGAATTCGTGGGTCTCGGGTATTACAGAATCAACTCGGTAGAGCAGACCACGAAAGGCTTGCTCCGGATCAGTGGCGAGGACAGGAAATCGAACCTGCGCGATGGTCGGCCTGTCAACCCGATTCAGTTCTCGGCAGGGACTTCGGTCGCGGCTGTGCTGGATTTCTTGGTCCAGGATGTCATGGCTGGAATGACTACGGTGTATGACTCGGACTGGCCGTCCGGATCCGCGTACACAACGAACCTGGTGACGGATCAGATCTGTTCGGATAACCGTCTCGGGTTTATTCAGAACCTAGTCGCTTCGTACGGCAAGGTCTGCTACTTCGATTATGCCGGGCGGTTCGTGGTCAAGTCTCAGCCTGATCCTACGACGGAGCCGGTGTTCGAGATCGGAGCCGGACAGAACGGAGTCTTGGTTCAGGCGACACGGAGCTTGTCTCGTGACGGGGTCTACAACGGTGTCGTGGCTCGTGGTGAGCCGGTAGGTGAACTCCCGCCCGTTCAGGCCGTGGTGGTCGATACAGACGTGAACTCGCCTACGTTATGGGGCGGGTCGTTCGGCAAGGTGCCTAGGTTCTTCTCGTCCTCGTTTATGACTACGGCCTCCCAGTGTCTGGCGGCGGCTCAGGGTCTTCTCTTGAGCGTGGTCGGGTTGCCGTATTCGGTATCGCTCGGCCTGGTCCCGAATCCGGCTCTAGAAGCTTACGACGTCCTGACCGTGAAGTATGACGAACACCTATACGAAACCCATATCGCGGATTCGATCACGGTCCCGCTCCACGTTGATGGTGTGATGCGGATCGAAACCCGGAAACAGAGTCTGACGATTGGATAATCCATGGCAATCGCGGGTCGAATCGCGGATTTGATTACACCCGGCATTACCGGCGGAATAGGGGACCAGGATTTCAGCCTAGTACAGGGCCGAATCGTTTCTTGGGACAGGCTTACCGGAGTCAACACTGTAGAGATTAATGGCGGGTTCGTTACTAACGTGTCCGCTCTCCACTCGGGTATCCCGACTTGGTTCAATCCGGGTGACTCGGTCCAGCTTGTCCGGAAACAGTCTCGGTACTTCATTCTGGGAAAGGTTGCCAGTCCAGGCGGTACCGCTGGGAGTTCTGTCCAGTTCCGGACTAGGACTGACGCCAGCACGATTGCCAACACTTCTGGAGCCTGGGTCGATTTGCCAAGCACGGGTGGGGCCTTGAGCCTAGACGTGTATGTCAGTTCGTCCCGAGCTGTCCTGATTTTGTGGGGTGCGGACATCACGTGTAATAACTCGAACGCAGAGGTTGGTTGGGCTATATCCGGTGCTACAACGTTGGCTCCGGGTTCGTACAACAACACCACGATCAAGAATAGTGCCAACTCGGGCGCGGCGGCGGCTTCCACGGCGATATCCACGACTTGTACCGGATCGTATGTTATGGG